GGATCGAAGTGTCGTACACGCCCTTGACTTGCAGCGCCTTGATAAGCCCGTCAATGCGATCCGAAAGCGTGTTCAATTCTTCGGCCTGATCCTGGTACAGCGTGTAGTCAGGAGCCGGAACCAACGAATCGTTCGTGATCGTTGCGTACAGCGGTTTCGGGCACGGCCAGAACTCTGACAGGCCAAGCGGATCTACACGCGAGTCAATAACCTTGCCGAGCGACTTGGAAAACCACTCGGCAGTCTTTGTCTCTTTGTCCCAAATCTCGTAGACTTTCGCCTGCTTCTCCATCGGTTCACCAGCCCGAGCCCTGTCTTTTTTCTCGGGCGACGAATCGTAGGGGATTTCCTTTGCAATCTTTTCGCCGAATCTTTCTTTTACGGAAGGTTCAGACATGTAAACAATGCGCCAGACGCGGTTTACTTCTTCCCACGTTCTAGCAACATTGTGCCCAAAGTCCTTCCAGTGAACGTAGTCCACCGGGGCGCACTCGTAGTCCAGTTCCTCGCGGGGTTCGTCAACGTCCTCCGTGACCTGAAGCCCATCAGTCGGTAGGTTATCTTCAACCGCCCGAAAGTGCGGCTCGTAGCGCACCCAGCACGTTCCGCGACCACCGAGGAATCGGTCGTAAACGGACTGCTTCAGCGCCGCAGCGTAGTTCGGATACTGCTCGACCTCGTATTCAAGGGCGCGTTCCAGAATCAGCGCGGCTACGCGACCGACCGGATCATTGTCCTTGAAGCGGCGGGATACGTCAGGCTTGGGAAGCCTTGAGAACGTGGCAGGAACCAGCGTCTGCACGTTTGACCAGAGAATGTTGAACCTGACCGACTTTGCGCCGTCAGTGTTGCTGCGATCATCGTCCTTGTACTTCTTGATGATCTTGTCTGAGCGGGTCATCCATTTCTTGAATTCCCGTTCATAAACCGCAATGCAGTTCGTCAGGTCAAGAACATGCTCTTGAGCGGCCTGCTGGTCTGCGGTAAGCGGCTTTGCCACTTATCAACCCGCCGCGAAGAACAGCGTCACGTTGATGTTAGCCAGTGTGACGTAGCATCGGCTGGTGACGTAGGCGGGGAACCTGTGGAACCCAATCGCCGGGGTGATAGTTCCGCTTAGCGCGGTTCCACCCGTTGTTGCGCCGGTCGCGCCGCCGCTGCTGATGACGATTGTTCCGGCACTCGTTGAGTTGACGTAAAACCCCAACAGATTGCCAGCAGTTTCAGAAACGATCCCGGTCGCCGCCAGATTGACAGGCGTTCCAGCTTCGATGTGCTGTGCCATTTACCGCTCCAGTTCGCCATCCCGGCGATCTAAAAACGCTCTGTCTCCCGACAGTGCCCCGCATCAAATCCGCGCCGCAGCCCTCTTGGGCGTATCCCGGTACATTTCCTCCAAGGATACACCAAGTGAATATCCGCCGCCCGGAAGTTCAGTTATACCCCGAATTTGCTCGTTTTCCCGCTTTTTCGGTTTCACAAACTTTTCCATGACCTGACAGCCATACGAAAATCCGTCGCCAGGGTGCGAGGCCCAGTCATGTTTGGGTTCCCGCGAGAACTGTTTGGTATCGGAATTCCACTCAAACGACCACGCCCGAAGCCCAGACAGCCCTTTGGCACAGGCAGTCTTGGCAAACCGGCAGCTAGGCGCAACCTTACGCGCCGCGTTGATCCGGTCGCCCTTGGAAGTCATCGGCACGATCCCCATGACCTCGTTTCCGTACTTGAGCAGGAAAATTTCAATAGCCGAGTATTTGGCCGAAAACGATTTTGTCTTGGCATCGTGCGGGAGCCAAATCTTGTCAATCTGCCGCCCAGCCAGTTTCTCGTTGATCCTGTCTGCCCATTCGTCCGCGTCAAGGCCCGAGTCCTCATCGTAATCCACAAGCTTAAACCCGTCCGCCATCGGTTGCCAGAACCACCATGTCGCCGTGTCGCGCCTGCCAATGTCCGATGAAATGACCAGCCCAGGCCCTGCTGGGTCGTATTCGTATTCGTCCGACACGCGGCCCTCTTTTTCCGCCGCCTCAATCCAGCGCCCGAGGATTGCGCCCACGTTCGCCGCCGAAAAGTCGCACAGAAATTCCTGCCGGAACAACTCCTCCGGCATCGTTTTCTGTTCCTCGTCCAGAACCTCGACCGGGATTACCTTGGTATCGTGGACGCTCAGCCGAGAATAAAACCAAAGTGGGTTTTTCTCCGCGTGCTGGCACAGGTCGTGAAAGTGGTTGTACCCGCGAGGCGTGCTAATAAAAAGTTCGCTGCCATCGTTTTCCGCGATGATCGGGCGCAGATATTCCCGCGCTGCCGGGGCCATGAGTGCATATTCCGAGTACGTCACATGCACGGGGTTGGAGCCGACCAGCGAGTTAAAATTGTCCGCGCCGACCGGCTGCCAGATCGACCCGTTAATCAACTCGATTTTCATTTCGTGTTCGTGGCGCTTTTTGACGATTTCCTTTGGAAAGGAAATGTCGATCAACCGCTGACCATCTCGCGTAATCGCGTCCCAGATGACGCGTCGCGCCTGGGCATATTCCGGCAGCGCGTGCCAGTACAGACCGACCCTCTTACAAGCCAATTCGCTTTCAATAAACGTGGCCGTCCTGTCTTTTCCAGCACGTCTATGCCACACACACGCCGCCCGTTTCCCGCCTTTCCTAAACCAGTCGATAACATCCTTCTGGTAGGGCCGCGCCGGAAACCGAATGCGGACTTCAGCCACTACACACTCTCATGGATAATCGTCACGTTCCCTCCGCCAGTATCCACGCTGATCCCAATCCCGCCCTTACCCAGCGTCGATTCAATTGCCTTCAGCACATGCGCCGGGTTCACATCCCCTTCCCTTACCGGGGCATCCACAAACCCGCTCAACCTGTGCCGCGCTTTCTCTTTCGATAATTCCTCGCGGCACGCCAAAGCCGCCTGAAAATCCTTTTCCCGCGCAGGATCTACGGAAATCCACGCCCGGAACAGCGCGGGCTTAACCATCCTCTCCCGCGCCATGTCCCACCACGGCTCGCCTTCCCCGACCCTCGCGCACACATCCATCCACCACGCAGGCTCGTGCTCCAGCAGCCCGTTCAGCGTATCCAAGCTGCTCATCGTCGCCGGTACGCTCATTGCGCCGCCCCAACAATCAGATTGATCGCGTTCTTTGCTAATTGCACAAATTCGCCTTCAGGAAAATGCTTCAGGTATTCCTCAAAATCGGTAGCGTCCAAACTTTCCTTTATCGAACGCCAGAATTCAATTTCACTCACCCCCCCGCGCCTCCATAAACTCCGCCCGGCGCTTGCCAACAAACACCGCCAGCGAAAATATCGCATCCCCATCCCGGTACGCCTCAGCAACCTCCGCATCCGTCAACTCATCAACCGGCAACCCGTTCGACCTCAGCGCCTTCCTCACCACGTCCCGCTTGAATTCCATGTCCGCGCTCATCCCTTCGGCTTCCTCAACGCACTCACCAACGCCGCCTTCGCAACCTCACTCATCGTCCCCGCTCCCTTCCTCACCCCCTCACTCGCCATCAACGCCGCATCACCAACCTTCATCCCGTGCTTCTTCGCAATCGCAGGATCATGCGCCGCCGCCTGGAATAACCTCACCTGCTTCTCACTCCACGGCATCACACACCCCAAACTTCAGCAGGCCGCGCCAAATCCTCAAATCTCCGCAGCAAGGGAGCAAGGAGGGTCAGAGTTATCAGATTCGACGCAGCCATGAAGGGCAGTTATACCCCTATGCCAGAGGCTTTGCAACATTCACCCAAGACACCCCATCCCATACGTTTTTTACCGTCTTAAAACTTACCCCGTACAACCGCGCAAACGCAGCTTTCGTCAGCCGATGCGTCCGAATATCCACCACCTTTTCCAAATCCAGTTTTGAATGCCAGTTCGCCTCCCCCTTCTGATCCGGCCTTCCTTTGCGAACGTACCTCCTCCGCTTCAATTCCGCCTTCGACAAAAACGGCCCAACCTTCAGCGGCTTAACTCCCTGCCGCCCCTTCGCAATGCAATCCGCCACGTTGTCCTTAGCCGTCCCCAAAAACAGGTGATCCGGATTAACGCACGCCGGGACATCACACCGATGCAACACCCATACCCCCTTCGGAATATCCCCCCGGTGCAGCATC